TCCAGAGCTTAATTTCCCTAAAACTTCCTGAAGTAACGCTTGCCTCGCTGGACCAGCCAGAGGTGTGTACGTTACCTCAGGTAACTGGACCATTTACTTGATATGTTTCACACCAATATATAAAATATGAACTTCCAGTACGATTTGACGAATAGTAGTATGATTTATTAAACAGTATACTTCCGTTAGGAGTTCTTAATTGTGCATATCCATTATGTGATTCAAAATAATTCCAATAGCCTCTACCCCATGTATTATAAAGCTCACCACATATAATTGAGCCACACAGGAGTAATTCGCCACCTTCACCCGATACAGACTCTTCATTTACCTGTGTACTATCCCCAACAGTTTTATATGAACCATACAAACTAATTAAGTCAAGATTTTCGATTTTAAACTTTATATCTAAACCATGCGTTTTTGCATGAGTGTAATAAACTGTGTCTTTTAGTTCAATGTCTGCTAGTTCGAGAATAATAAGCATATTGTCCCAAGTAGTAAACCTTGGAATACAGACATGTGTTTTATAACTATTTGGTTTACCAACTACTATAGCTGGAATAGGAAAAAGATATTTATGTCGATTAACTATGCTTCTTCTTTTTCCCTTTTTCTGCGATTGCCCTGTTATTGTAACAGTCTCGCTTCCATAGATGTCTTGGTAAATAAGACGACTTCCATCTTTTAAGACAGTTTCTTTTCGAAATACAGGAGAGTTTTGCCTATTATCCATCCGAGCTCTCTGAGTAAACAGTTTTCCGTCATGCTCGTGGGAACTAGCTACATCTGTATCACCTTCTAAGATAAATTTTGTAAATAACTTCGTTTCTTTCCCTGGTGTTTCAATCCAGAAGTCCTTATGAATTCGATTAGATTTCATTTCCCTGTCTCCACGACTGTAGTCTCTATACGGTCAAGACTAAAATCTTGTCCTTCTGTATTACCAAAGTTTATCTTACAGAAATCTCCCTTTGAATTTTTACTTCCATAAAGAGAAACTTTTCGAACTCCAGTTAGCATAGATGGTTTTGCCATCAGGTTAATGTCAGTAACGTCTCCATCAAAGGAAGTAGAAATACGGACGTAACCATCCGAAGCGCAAAAGATATCAACTTGTCTGAGTTTCTTAGCCGAACTACTACCAAAGTCAGTTACAAATTCTACTTCCGCAGGAATATCTTTCCCTTCATCATTGTCACCTGTATCTACTTCGTAGATTCCATCTACTCCAGCCGCAAGGACTTTCCCTGCGAACTCACAGAAGCTTACAAATGCAAAGTTGTTATACATAGAGATGGCTTTATTTTTCATTCGATAAACTACTGTGAGTTCGCTCATTTGATTAATCTCCTATACGACCAGTCATTCGAAGGTCGGGTTCTATCATCTGAAAGCACTTAAATGGATCGAGAAGCATTCCGCAAGAAGGGCAGAAAGCCTTCTCTTTTTCAAGGAAAATAGTCCACTGTTTGCATATGTCACACTGAATCATACGGTTCATACATTCCTCACGAAACGAGGGTTATAATCTGAGAAGCCTTTCGATATGCTTCCTTCGAGGCCGGAAAAGATATCGTTGCTTTCGACTCCTATAGTCATTCCTTCCATTGCTCCGAGGATACACGCAAGAGCAAGAGAGCCAGAAACACTCGTATCTCCAACAATGCCAGTGCTAGAGAATGTTATTTTATATGTTCCAAGAAGGCTACCAGCATTACTAATGCCATCCTGTGTAAAATCTACATCAAGGAAGTTAAGCGCCATATTCCCGCGAACTTCCATAGATGCAGTCATGAAAAGAAAAGGTTCAATTACGAATTGATCCGGCTTTGGCTTTGCTCCACCAAAGCAAAGAAGGTCAACTTCAAGAAAGTCGATTTCTAAAATACCAGTTTCTGGCGGACCTATCGAAAGATCTGGAACAATCCCAGAAAGAGAAAGGGAGCCAAGTGTATGTACTGTAGCTCCCATAGAAAGGGTTATTGAGACAACGTTTAAAGAAGACTCGTAAAATCCATTTCCAGTAAAAGAGGTATTAAGAAAAGCAAGTTCAGCAGAACAACCAGGAGCAATGGAAAAGGAGATAGCTGGAATGGAAAGGAGAAGGGAACCCGTTTCGGCCATTTCTATCTCCTTTTAAGTTGAAAAGGAAACAAATACATATTGTGTATTTGTGCCTTTTAAACACTCGCAGGAAAGGTAAATGAAGCAGTGTCGATTGTGAGTGTTACGCTGAGAGCTAGAGCGGTGGAAGAGACGTTAAGATTGTAGGATGTTCCAACACCTACGGTTCCTTGAATACGTGGGTAAAGGAAAGGAGTTGTATCTGCTGTTCCAGGATCGGAAGCATTCGCAACCCAACGAAAATAAGTCATAGAACCAGATGGGTTGATAAGGCCAGCACCACTCCAGACTTCTCCAGATACCTTACTTACGACTCCAGCAACCGCATCTCCGAGTTCGAGGCCGTTTGCAAAGGCACCAGCAGCCCAGGCAGCTGAAGAAAGAGTTATCGTAGCAACGATATTTCCAGCAGTAGCAGCATCTGCACTTGCAGGAATAGAACCATTGTAAATGTTGATAACTCCATCCATGAGGATATCACGGAGAGAACCGCCAGAACAGCCGATGACACAACCGGCAGCAGGGAAGACCTCTGTTCCTGCAAGAGTTCCAGTAGCAAAGGAAAGCGTTCCTGCAACAACAGCTGTGAGGGTAACATTGGTAATGTTATTTCCACCAGTCGTTGCATTCTTCGTTGTAATGAGCATGTTTGGGGCAAAGCCAGCAGTGATGAGGCCGTTGCCAGACTCTGTGATAGTATCTGGACTACCTCCATTATCGTGGTAATCGAGTGTAGCTCCAGAGAAAAAAGCCTTTACACGTCCCTGACGTGAAGCAAGGAAGTTTCGAAGACAGGTGCTGTAGTAGAGTGCCATTGTTTATATCTCCTAGGAAAACAGCGTTACATGATAGGTGTTATCCCAATAGCCAGCAGAACCGTGTGTTACCTTGGGAATTTTAAAACGATATTCTGTCAACATGGAAGTATTCCCATTCGAATCACCAAGACAAATTCCTTTGTGAGAAGTCCAGAGGATTGCTTTTCCATTTACCTCTGGGCTAAAGTCAGAACCATCTATTACAAGATCGGTTCCGATTACAGGGTGACTGAACTTCTCTTCTAACTCTACCGGCTTAAGCGAATCAAATGTATCTCCTTTGCAGAAGTAGACTTTCTGCGCTGTTCCGACATAGATTCCATTATCCACAGAGCGAAGAAAACGAATTCTTCCATCAAAGGAGTGAGAATCAAGAAGGCTAAAGAAAGAGAAGAAAAAAAGAACAGAAGCGTAGACTGTGTTATCTACTGCTACAAGCACACGACCATTATAGAAATCAAGGCGTGTGCCAACTGGAGGGTCACTAAAAGTTGCAAAACTCTCTCCAGGTGAATTAGGTGGTCTTGTTTTTCCATTTGGGCGTCTCCACTGAAGTTCTTCGCCATCTACAATAACACCATTCCTAGTACCATTACAATGAAAAACAGTTTTATTTACTTCAACGTAGCTTAGACGCTTGTTTCTATCCGTTGATGCAATGGTCACTACCTGGTTATTAGGGTAAAGAAGATTTAAGTTTTCTCCCTGAACAAAGATAGCGTATGGAAGACCTGGAGAGTAAAAGAGGCTATGCGGAAGCTCAGTTGAGATAAGTCGATTAAATCCCTTTCTTCGAATGATTCGATTCGGCTGAATGATATCTACATTGAGAGCATAAGAAAGTTCAGTTGTCCCCTTTTCCGGATCATAAAAAAGATCGGTGGGGTCAACTGCGTTATTCATTCCAATGAAGTCTTTGAAGGTATTCTTTTTCATTAGACATCCCAGAAAGAGATGATGGAATGCCGACGGTTTTTCCCAAGGAACTCTCGGTATTCCTGAAGACCTTTTTCAAAGTGATATTCGTTTGCATTGGTCTGGATCTTCTCTGTTGCGATGTCTGTTTCGATGAGGTTCCAGATAACGCGAGCGGAGCCATTTACAAGAAGCTTGCGGTGAAGGAAGGAAGGAAAGATAGGAATGTCGCTATCTACGGAAAGAGCCGTTGGATTTGCAGTATAGAGAATGGTTAGTGTTTGAACTGGATTTGGAACATAAGCATACCAGAGAGTAGAACCTTCTAGGGCAACGGATTCAACTGTACCAGAATCGCCCCAGGCAGTTCCATAGAACTCGAAAAGATCATCGAGGTTCCTGTAGATGGTGACTGCTTCGTCTGAGTTAGACGCATTTCGAACTCTTCGAAGAAGACCGGAAAAACCACTTGAAACAGCAGAAAGAGAAACATACTGCGTTGAAAGAACGGTTTGAACTGTGGTGATTCGCTTAAGTTCTGGGATGAGAAGTTTTGCACATACCTCTCTTTGAACATCGTTAATAACATTGTTATAATCCAGATCCGAGAAACTCGGTTCTGGTGCGAGATTCTTGAGTTCATCTCGGATCTCTTCGAAGGTCATTTAGATTCCTTCTTTCCCTTTGGAACAAGGAAGGTAAGTACTCCAGCCACGGACTGCCCGAGGAGAAACCTAGCCGTTTCACGGAATTCTGTTACGAAGTAACTGATTCCAGAGAAAGCCAGGATTATCCATCCAAGGATGCCGAGTAGTACGTGGCTTTCGTACTTCATGGAAGGTCCTTTCATTTAGGGCAAATGCAC